CTCGAGTATTCAAGATTTAGTAATCTGATCTTTGAACCTAAAAAGGTAGATCATTTCCACTGTCTTTACTGAAGAGGAGGTGATGAACCCCCTCTTTCTCATGATATGGGTATGTAATTAGTTTTTAATTAATTACAAAACCAAACTCAATTTTAACAAATTGACCCTTACGGGTATCATGGTTACTTGGTGATTTAATCCTTATGGTAGGCCCGTATATGCCCTTTTATTTCTGGAATGTTATGGTCTTTTTAAGCCTAACATTTTCCAGCCCGGTTGCTCACTGTACTTTTGTTTTCCAGTGAGGTGTTATCCTAACCTTTTTCAAGGTTAGCTTAATGCTTTACTATTTTCATCTTCATACCAAGTGGACGCAGAGGCTTGTTAGTTCCTCCACGACCATTTGTTTTTCAGTACTTTCTCTTTGGTAATGCACTCGCGCCAAGGACCCTTTTGGGTACTTGACTGAAGATGTGCGGAAATTTCTTTTTTAATACTTTAACCGACAACATCGTCCTGAATGATTCTGTCATATTGACAGCCAATCCGGATCCATCTCCTCCTGATAAGAAACTCTTATCCTTTGCAACAAGTGCAAGGGGCCCACGCGCCAGTAGTATGACTTCACTTAGGAAACTAAGAGAAAAGTCTGAATCTCGCAGATGAAAGTACCTCTCCAAAAGGGGTTTTATGGTAATTCCGTTAATCGGAATCAACTGATTTCCACCCGACCACTTGCTTAAGTGATCTTCCAATAGATCACAGATGTCTACTTCCGCCGCCTGAAAAGGCGACGAGAGTAGAATCCAGAGCTCACTTCACTCCTTAAGATATTCCTGATCATGATTTATTGGCCCATATGGTACCTCTTTCCCATCTCTAACTATATGCTCTATGATAAATTTATTATCAAAGGCATATTTGTAGACATTCGTTCTCGCCTGTTTGAATAGGCGAGCTGCTTCCGTAACTATAGAGTTTATAATTTCATTTCATCTCCTTATACTTGTTGAATTGAGGTATTCCTCAATTTCACTGCCGAAAAGTTGTCATGGTCTTACCAGCTTCCAATCTGCGGGTTTTGAGTAGTTTTGTCTTGTCTGTCAAAGTTTCATTATCTTTGAAAAGTTCAGGGCAATAACAAAACCAACTACAATTAGCAAATCCTCTATCTTCAAACCCTTAATAAGGTTTGAATCCACAATTTTACTTGCCTCACGGCTTTCTATTGCTTTATCGAGATGTCTGTAAGATCCGACACTAAACGGTCCACTCCATCGGGTAAAACCGGTGGGGGCCAGTGCGAGTATAAGTCGACTAAAATGATTTTCTCCAAAATAGTGCAATTCAGTTATATGTTTCAGGGCGTGGATTAGGAAATTCAACCAATCCACAAAGGAACCTGTTAATAGTAAACCTATTGGCAGGGGTGACAAATTGTCACCGTTAAGTATAAGTTTTGATGCAAACTCTCACCTTTTCATACTCGGTGTTGGGATAACTCTTTTTGAAAGAGAAATCTCAACTCCAAGTGATAGTATGAGAGACTTATACTTGTCTGCTACGTGTGCATGTGCGATGGAAACATCGTCACCGAGGATTATATAATCCTGGAAGTTGGGTAAACCAGCTTCCAATGCTGCTAGTCGGACGAGTACGTGGTGTGTATATGCTAATCTGCTTCATGATGAGTATAGGCCCATGCCTTGGCCGGTTCCATAAAAGACCTTTTCACAAGGTCTACCGGGTAAGGAAAATCCTTCACTAATCATGATGTCAAATCAAGCTTTAACACCATCGAGAGGCAGGCCACATTGCTGTAAAATAATTCCCTGAATCAGTAAGGGTAGGCGATCAGTGGCGGCTGTCAAGTCAAAACAATAAATTTCTTTCTTGTCATAGAACCACGAACGTGCTGTTTCAATGCTGCGCCCTTGATCAAATGTGTAATCTTGCTTAATTTCTTTAAGCTTAGAAAACATCAAATGATGAAGCGGCCTAAGAGTATTCTGTGTTAACCAATCTGAAATAGCAATGATACGTACTTTACCCACACCATCACTAAAGAAAGCGAGTCGTCGTAATGACGACCCGAACTTTTTGATGATGTTACTGTACATCTTGAGATCCAATACCTTATTGAGTCGGTCTAAACCTATTCAATTTAGTAATTTAGATGGCAATACAATGCCCTGAACACGTTGTTCAGTTCGGAGATTCAATATCTCACGAAATCTAGTTACGAAGGTGTCCAAAGAATTCATTATCCTTGGACTCTTGGATATCACTGCTATTTCAAGAAGGACACGAGAGTAACCCTTTCCCATTGAACCAGAACTCATTCAACCCGAGAGTTTAATAGCTCCCGGACTGAATGAACGTATATGGTCTATGTTAGATTGAAACTTAACGTCCTTGAAATGTAAACCTTTACCTAAAATATGGAATGAGGACATAATGCGCAGACAAATTTTGATTTGTTCTACTTCAACCCCCTCAATCTGAGGTAAGGTGATAGTAGATAAATCGGGTTTGACCGGTGATGAAAATAAACGATAACAGCGA